ATCCAGAATGTCCTGAAAATGAAGGTGTAGACAACGAAGAAGATTATCACACATTTACAACAAAGGTAAACTTTGATCCTGTAAATTTTTTCACGGCTTCCTAGCACAGGCCGAGCCTGAGCAAATATCAGGCTACCTTAGGAGGCTAAAAGATGAATCCAAGGCCCTTGAAGAATCTATTGCAGAACTAGTAGTGTTTTCTGAAGGGTCAGTATCCTGGAGTGAAGCATGGAACATGGGATTCGCTGATCGACGTCTAATAGTAGAAACAATCAACAAGTATAATAAAATGAAGTCTGGTGATAAAGATGGCGGCGATTTCAGTGGTAACACAGTCGAAGGTGATTACGGGTTTGACCCAACTTAATCATGTCTACAGACTGTTCCAACTTTTATAATGGCATTTTTATTGCGCCAAACGGTGCTGTAAAACCCTGTTGTAGATATTCAGAACCCACTAATTTAACTTGGGATAACGACCCAAACCCTATTTTAAACAGCAATTTATACAAAGATTTACGCAAAAAAGCACAGCAAGGCACCGAAATTGCAGGTTGCAAGAAGTGTTATGCTGAAGATAAAGCCGGTTTTATGAGTCTTAGACAAAGATTTAATAAGAAGTTTCAAAGGCCAAAACACAGTCTTGAATACTTGGAATTGGCATTTAATAACATCTGTAATTTAACTTGCATAGGCTGTGAGCCCAAATATTCTAACATGTGGGGTAGAAAACTAGGGTATATTAGCCCCGAAGTTAGTAACAATTTTCATCTAGATGATCACTATGATGATTTAAGTTATGTTTCCTTTTTTGGTGGAGAACCATTTGCCACAAACAATCATTTAGACTTTATGCAGTTCTTGATAGACAAAGATCTTGCAAAGAACATAACAATAGAATTCACAACCAACTGCACGTTAACCCCGACGCAAAAATGGATAGATAGTATCAAACTGTTTAAAAAAGTTATTTTAATTTGCAGTATAGACGGTGTAGGTGCTGTAAATGATAAAATACGCACAGGATCGAAGTGGAGTAAAATTGCCGAAACGTTTGATTTTTACAAAACCTTAGATATAGAACTTAACGTAAACACCGTAGTAATGACCGAAAATATTTTTCATCTACTAGAATTATCAGAATGGATAGATGCAAATGATGTTAATCGTTGGCATTGTAATGTATTAACTTGGCCCAGTGAACTATCAATCAGAACTCTTCCTAATGTAGATAAACAACAACTATATCCTATTATTGCAAACTCTAATATAATTGATAAACAGTTTATCTTGGAACACTTAAACACTTTATAGACACTTCGTGTCTTTTCAAACTACATTCAATCACTTCGTAAACTTCGTTCTTTCTTTTGTTTGAAACTTTTTAAGTTTTTTTACTTATCAAGTATTAGGAGTCATAATTCACCCGTCTCCGGGTGAATAAAAACTTCTCATCAAGTGATTTGTCGTCATCTCTAACTCAGGTGCTATAAAGAGGTGGTGAGCCTTATCCCCTCATACACTACTGTCACGAATCTCACGGAAACCAATATAACCTGGTAGAGTTCAGTTACATTGATTCTCAGGTTGCTTATTCTCAGAGCCTGAATCATTTAATACTGTTTGTCGTTTGTCTGTATTTCATTTAACGCCATACATACTAGAATCTCGCACCGGGTGTTTCCATTGCCGGATTGTCAAAGTAATCGATATTAATAGCCTCGATGGGGTGGTGTATGGTCCTATGTGTGCCTTGCTGTGACTTTACGTCTGTGAATTGCCTTAATCAGTATATAGTTATGTCTTCTTGAAGTGCTCTTTAAGAATTTTTGAACCACCTACTCTAACATTGATGATTCCGTTATAATAATCGTCTGTTAGTAACACTTTTCTTTCGAATTGCTCTCTTGCTTCTATATAACTTGCTATGCCTCTAGTAGGACAAAAATGTAAAATTTCTCTTGTAAAGTTATCTTCGCCAAGTTCTTCTACATCTGCATTCAAATGATCTGAACTACCCCAATAGGTTTTCCAGTCGCTTTCTTTGTATCCACGACGTTTGTTCTTTTTGCCTTTTAAGGGAGGCTTGGTTGTTTTGAATTTTGCTAATTTCTTACCGACATACTTCATGCCGTTAGTTTTATTTGTGATTAGATACACAAATGCTTCGCAGTCTTCCGGTAATGTGTCTACTGTTTTATTATTAAATTTCCATGGACTAGGCATCTATATACTCTGTGTCGGTGTTATACAATGTAAAGCCGCCTTCTTTAACGACTGTCAATACATTATTTACACGACCGACCAGTTCTTCTTTGTGAGAAATGAGCATAATATTTTTACCTTGTTCTCTGTGCATTTTTTTAAGAACGCCTAATGCATTCTCTACACCCATTGAATCCATGCCAGAATCAATAAGTTCATCGATACACATCAAGTTCATAGGTCTATTTAGACTTTCATACATGTCTCTAAATGCCCACGAAAGTCCTAAGATAAGTCTATTACGTTCTCCTCTACTTAGATTATCAAAGTCTAAGTCTCTGCCATACTCTGTTATTTCTACACCTAAGTCATTTGCAAATTTAACATCATGTGGTAAGCCTAACTTTTCTAAATAGTATGCTAACCTATGATTTAGATATGCGATATTTTGATCAATAATTTTTCTTCTAATAAAACTGTCTTTACTTGTTAGTAGTTTATATAAAAACTCTTGATGATCTTGCAAGTAAGTTAGTTCATTCATAGTTTCAAAACTTATATCTTGAATTCCTGTTTCTCTCAATCCTTTTATTTGATCAGTGTAGGGATTTTCTTCTTCTGCTTTTTCTCCTAACTGCTCAGTCATTGTTTCTAAATTGTGTTTGTGTTGTAAAGCATCTTCTAATTTAGTATACTCTGTTGCTGGCATATCTGGGATATCGCCCACTTTATCTATTTCACCGCTTGTGGTTAAAAGTTGCTCTTGCAGATCGTTATAATATTCTTGTTCTGCTTCTATCTTGTGTTTTAAATCTTTTGTGTATTCTTCGTGTGTATCTAAATGAGCAGTAGGTTGTTCACATGCTGGGCAAACACCTGCTTCAGCACTTGCAAGATTACTTTTTAATTCGGACAGTTTTGTATTACTTCTTTTTATACTGCTTTGTAATCGTTTCTCATCTGCTTGTAGTGACGACATATCTAACTTTTTTCTATTTACGTCTTCAACAATGCTATGGTTTTTAACTTCTTGATCAATATCAATAGTTTCTAATTTTATAATTGCATTGCCTAACTCTTGTAGTTTGATATTTTTATTTGCTTCCCAAGCCTTACTGCGACTTTCGATCTCTTTAATATTTTTTTCTATGTTTGCATTTGAATCTTTAACTGCATTTATTCTATACTCTTCTTCTTTTATAGCATCTCTAGTATCACGTTGTCTTGCTTTTAATACTTCTGCTTTTGAAGATAGTTCTGTAATACCTAACAACTGTTCAATCATATCTCGTTGATCGTTGTTCTTCATAGATAAGAAAGGTTCTGTATATGTATTAAGTGCAATTAAATGCTTAAACATATTATGAGGAAAACCAATAATTTTTTCTATTTCTTTTTGTGTTTCTCTGCTGTCACCCTGTTGTTCTTGATCAAAAGCATCATTGCCATCTACAAACAGTCTTAATACATTAGGACGCCTGCCTCTTTCTATTCGATACTTCTTACCTTCAATTTCAAACTCGGCAGTAACAATCATGCCCTTGCCGTTAGTTTTATTAATTAAGTTATCACGTCTAATGTTTGTAAGTGCTTCGCCATACAATGCATAACTGAGTGCATTAATGATTGTAGTTTTTCCTGTGCCATTCCTACTACCGTCCCCGCCCATGTCTAAGTTATGTCCTAACACAAGAGTAAGTTGACAGTTGTCAAAATTTACTGCTTGTAAGTTATTACCTACACTCATAAAGTTTTTTGCTGATACGTTTTTAATTTTTAACATTAATCTATTTCTATGCTATGGTAAATGTCTATAAGTGTTTGTTTGTCGACGAGATTACTTTCTATGGTGTCTAATTGTGTAACAACAATTTGATCAACACTTTCAAATGTTATATCTCCTCCTTCAAACTCTTCTTCTTCTTTTACAGGAATAAGTTGTAATTCTCTTACTCCATATTGTTCTGCAAATTTTTCTCTGACAAAGTTTGCTTCTTCGTAACTAATACTTACATCAAGTATTACTCTTGCATAGGTGTATTCGTCTAATAAATTTTGATGATTATCTAGTAATTGTTTTAATGTAAACTTTCTATACTTAGGACCTTCTGTCCAGTTTACATATTGTGGCTCGCCTCCCCATTCTAAAAACATTGCACCACGTTCGTCATCGCCAACGTCTGCATAGTTATGGGGAAATGCATTACCTAGATAATGTATGTTGTTTTTGTATTGACGTTTATGAAAGTGTCCACTAAATACATATTCTGGCCCACTTAACATATCTGCTTTTATACCGTCATGGTCCGGCATCTCTACCATTGCATTCATTTTAAAGTATGGAAGTTCAAAGTGACCAAACATATATTTACATTGCATTTTTGCAACTTGTTTATATTCGTCACCTACTAGCCAAGGTATAATAGCAACATCATCTTGTAAGAAATGCTCATCTACCATAACAAAGTTAGATAGGTCACGAGCATATTCGATACTGTTCATTTCACGTTTGTCACGATAATATAAATCATGGTTACCTGTGATAAAGTAAACTTTTTCAAATGCTTCGTTGAGTAATTTCAAGTCTTTAATAGTTGCATTCATAGTTGCAACATTAACACTTGCTCTGTGATGATGCCAATCACCTAAAAAGATACAGGTTTCTGCATTTCTGGCTTTTGCTTCTGCAATAAACCATTCGATATACCTGTGGCAGTCATTTAAATGTAAACGGCTGTTTTGCTTTAATCCGTAATGTATATCTGTAAAGCAAGCCGCTGTCTTAAACAGTTGGGCCATAAAATTATTCTGCTATTGGGTTGTTTGCCTCTGTTTCGGCCGCTTCTCGCATTTGACGAATTTGTTCTTCGTGTGCAATCTGTCTACCGTAACTTGGCAAATGTCCTTGTTCAATTAATATATCATCTCTGATAGTTTGGTTTCTTTTTTCTAAATTTAATACTCTTGTAAAACTATTATTCACAGCCGCAGTATAATATGCAAATGGGTTATCTGATTTTGCTTCATTAAACTGTAATCCAATTTGAGATAGTTGCACTAATGCTTGACCTCTCATTTCGTCAACATAAGTGTAACCTCTCCAGTTTGCTCTGTGCGAATATCTTTCAACAAGTTTTAAATACATAGTTCCTAGTTCATTAGAAATCTGTCCATGATCTACACAAAAGTTGCCATTACTTAAACTTCCTTGCCAGTGACTTCTAGCAACTTCAGTTACTTCATCATTTACATAAGCATAATGCTTAAATGGTGGAAAGTTTACTTTTGCTTTAGTTTCTGCTTCGCTCTTAGGATTTCTTTTTCTTCCTGGCTCGTCTGGAATATGTTCCATAGTCATTACTCTAAACACTATATCTTCTTTAGCAATGCTCTTAGGATCTACTGCAAACTCTTTTTGTTTTGGTTTGTTTTTATAATCCTTGGTGTCGTGCACCGCCATTGCCGCCTGATATGCCACAGACTGCATCTTAGATGCCCTATTCTCTCTTGCTTCTTTTAAACTGTTTCTGTTAATTTTCTTAACATCTTCTAAAATAATGTCATGTTGACTGTATTTCTCGTCTTTTACATAACAATATGTTAGTTTACTAATATGTATCTGCTTTAAGATGTCTTTGTTATTTAAATAATTCACTTTCTTAGCCATGTAATCTCCAATGATATTAACAACATTATACACAGAATTATATATATGTCAAGTAATATTTATCCAGAATCTTTTATTATAACATGTTTTAATGAATACGATAAATAGTATTATAGGAGATAGTTATGTTTACAAGCAAAGGACCTTTAACATCCGCGGCTCAATCAAGTAAAGGATCAAAAGATCTTAGACAGGAACAAACAACGAGCAACAATGCTCAAAATATGTTTGACGGCGTTGCTTCACAACGAGGAACAGGCGGAGAAGTAGATTGGCGAGCAAGGTTAAGACCTAAGTTTGGCGGTAGAGATTTGTTTTGGCAGGGTGCTTTAGAAATAGAAAGCACGAATGAGAACCGTAAAGGCGACATGGCAAATATTGATTACTTGCTTAGACCGTTATACCAAACAGGCGGCCTTGTATGGCAATACACTCCAAACATATTTTATGGCGCCGCAGTAAACTATGCATCACAAGAATTTCAAGGCAGTAACTATCCATTAAATGTTTATGTTAATTCTCAGCCACCAGAGTATCCAGTCATTAGTCAATTTACTGCAAACACTATTGATGAAGCAAGATATTTACTAGGTGTAATGCATTTTGTTAAAGTAGCAACAAAAAGTTATTTTGGTGATGCCGCAGTTACTGACGGATTGTATGGAACACCTCCTCCAGTATTATTATTTGAATATATGGGCGAACATGGGTTCAATAAAGTTCCGGTTATAATTACTCAGTATTCTATTAATTTACAATCAGATGTAGATTACATTCCTGTTGTTACATCAGTAAGTGGATCAGGAAAAGAAGAAGTTACTTATGTTCCAACAAAATCTGAGATATCAATAACAATCAAACCACAATACGCACCACACAAACTCAGAAAGAGGTTTGATTTACGAGAGTTTACTACAGGTAAAAATTATAGGCATGGATTTGTATAATGGCTGATTTTCATAGAAGAGATAGTTTTTTAAGAAACACTGAAACGTTTGAAGGGTTCCTTGACGTAAATACTTTACCTAAAATACCAAAGTCTGTAGATGACGAAATTTATGTTGTCCAGGCAAGGTATAATGAACGACCAGACTTATTGGCTTTTGACCGTTATGGTTCTAGTAGATTGTGGTGGGTGTTTGCTTTGAGAAATCCGGATTTAATTGAAGATCCAATTAAAGATTTCAAAAGCGGAATGCAAATCAGAATACCTCAAAAAGGTGTGCTAGATACTATACTAGGTTAAACATGGCAAAGCAAAAGAAGGCACCAACATTACCGGATCCTATTGTAGGAGAGGTAGCAGGAAACGTATTAGACGAATATGCTTCATACTCGTATAGTGCTAAACTATACATGATTCCACCTGAAACAAATGCACCACCAGGTGCTAAAGGTCCCGGAGCCGGCGGAAGAGGTCAAGCCTCAGCATCTAAAAAAGGTGGATACCTTAATAACTTCTATGTTGCTGATCCAACCGAAACAGTTGTCCTTGCACAGTCAGGCGTAACAGCAGGAAATAATATAGATAATATAACTATAGAAAATATTTCTAAGTATGATACAGGTTTTGAAACTAGAGGAATTAATTTTACAATTACTCAACCCGGTGCCGCAAATTTTTTAGATCAAATACTTTTAGCAAGAAAACAATTAGGAATCCCAACATTTGCAACTGATACTCCATTATTTTTAGAAATAGTATTTCAAGGATATGATGAAGACATAGATAGCAATGAAGATGGCGGCATGCCATATACACATGGTCCTTTTAGATGGAGAATGCATTTAACAACTATTAGTTTACAAGTTACAGGCGAAGGGTCATCTTATGATGTAAGTTGTGTTCCAACTACACAGATGCCATATCAGGATAATTTTTTTAGAATGCCAAAAAACTTATCTACTACAGGCTCTACAGTAACAGAGCATTTAAAGGATTTATTTAAAGGCATTAACGACTATCATAAAAACAATAATGACAAATATCAAATAGTAGATGAATTTAAAATAGACCTGAGCGGACTTGTTGGAAACGAGTCAGGACTTAAAGATGAAAAATTAGTGACATCAAAAAATTCACAAAATTCACAAATTATTAATAGACAGTTTAATCCTGCATTTGAGGATATGACGCCCAGGGAGATGAGGAAAGAAATAAGAAAGTTTCAAAAAGACGAAGATAGTTCTGTAGAGGTTGCAGTATATAAAGATACAATAAACGTGAAGAAAGGAATCTCAATATACGATTATATGTGTGTGTTGTTAAGCATGAATGTAGAATTTTTTGAATCAGCAACTAGAACAATACAAGCACAAGATCCAGAAAAGTCAGAAACAAGTAAAAAGAAAGATGCTTACACAAAATGGATTAAAATTAATGCACATACAGAATACATTGATTTTGATTCATTTAGAAATGTTCATGCTAAAAAAATTACATATAAGCCATTCTTATATAAAAGTGTAGACGAACGAGTTCAAGCATCACCAGATGAAAATACACTTACTAAAGAAGAAACCCAAGCAAGAATGAATGAATTACGAACTTCTGTGTTTAAATCTTATCATTACTTGTTTAGCGGAAGGAATGATCAAATATATGAATGCAACATACAATATGATAATGGACTAGCATTTTTATTGCCACCAGCAGGCGGAACAGTTGGAGATGTTAGTGTTACATCAGCAGACTTAATGACAGATACATCTTCTTTAGATAAAGACATGACAGGCGGTGCCCTATCTCAAAAAGTATTAGAAGCAAAAAATAAAGATGCTGTTGACAAATTATTTAATAAAGCATCCGATAAAGACATAAGGGGATTAGGCTCAGCATTAGGATTTAGTAATCAAGAATTAAAAGATGCTATAGATAATAAAGGTAGTGTGGCCGCACTTAAAATTAAGAGTGTATTAGAAGACCGAGACCTACTTAGCCAAATACTCCAAGCAGAACAGGCCGCAAAGAAAAAGACATTTAGTGATAATCAAAAACTTTCAGATGGGAGCCAGTATAATCCAAGGGCAAGTGGGTATGTGTATTCAGCAGACTTAGTAGGCAATATAGCAGATACTATAAATGCAGATACATTATGGGGCAGAGCAAAAGCAAATGCAAATAGGGCCACTAGCATTTACGAAGATAAAGAACGCAACTATTCGATTTTACCGGGCACTACTAAGACGGCTGAATTAAAAGAAGGAAAGGACCCAACAGATTCTGTTCAACCACCTTACCAACAGGTTCATATTGTAAATGAATTAGGAGAATCGACTTTTGACGGAACAACAAGACAAAACTTAATGGGTTACTATATGCAACAAAAAATGGAACCCTCATTCTTAGTTAATTTAGAAATGCTTGTTAAGGGTGACCCATGGTATTTAGGTGCACCTATGACAACACCAAATCTTGTAATAAAAGATATGGCGAGCGATAAAGACGAGTCAAACGAAGAATATGTAGTGTTTAATAAACGTGATAATGTAATAATGTTTGATATGCAATCCCCTAGATTGTTTGACTTTAATGTAGATGACGAAGATATGAACGAAGGATACTGGTCTGCAGACGGCACAGCATATTTCATATCTGGCGTATATACTTTAATAAAAGCAATAAGTAAATTTGAAGGCGGCGAATTTAAACAGGATCTTTCAATGATAAAACTTACATCGTATCAAACAAGTAAACTTGACAGAGTATCACAAGCAGTTGATCAACATAATGAAAGTTTAGGTAGTAGTTAAAATGGGCAGATATAATATTAATAAGACTAGTAATAAAAATCCTAATATGAAGGAAAGGAATCAGAAAGCCTACCTGAATGGAGTTTATGTAGCAGAAATTATTAATAACATTGATGTTAGTAGAACAGGTAGAGTTCAAGTGTTTATTTCAGCACTTACTATAGATGATTCAGGCAAGTCAGGATACTTTGATGCAATATGGACTAGTCCCTTTGCAGGTAGCACAAACCCTAGATCAGTAGGAAAAGAAATAGAAAATCCTGAGCAATCAATGTCATCATATGGTTGGTGGGGACAAGTTCCTGATATAGGTAATATGGTATTAGTTGCTTTTGGTGACGGCAATACTAAATTTCCATTTGTTATAAGTTGTTTATACCCAGACATGTTTGCTAATATGGTTCCAGGGTTACCAGCAGGAAAAAATTATCAAGACCCTACAAAATTATTACCTACTGTAGAAAAAAATAAAAGAACAGCAGATGTAAGGCATAACGATACATTTAGACCAATTCAACATACACTTTCAGAAGCAATAGTAAAACAAGGACTAATCGGCGATGCAACAAGAGGTGCAGGAGATAGTGGTTCAAGAAGAGAATCTCCAAGTGAAGTTTTTGGTATACTAACACCTGGTCCTCGTAAGAGTGCAATAACAGGAGCAGATAAAGACTTTGACGTTAGATTGGGCGGACATCAATTTGTAATGGATGATAATTTAGATTCAAGGCAGATTCGAATTAGAAGTGCAGAAGGCAATCAAGTATTACTAGATGACAACGAGGGTGTAATTTATCTAATTAATAAAAGCGGTAGAGCATGGATAGAGATGAATTCATTAGGAGACATACATGTATTCGGTGAAGGCTCTATTAACATGAGAGCAAAACAAAATTTTAATCTTAGAGCAGACTATAATATAAACATAGAAGCAGGTAAAGACATTAATATTAAAGCGGCCATGGATACATTAGGCAGTGATTTTAAAGGAGCAGGCAATGGCTCTGGGGGCAATATACACATAGATGCAGAAGGCGAAATAAAAAATATTGCAGGCGCAAGTATTTTAAATAGGTCTATTGCCGGTGATGTTACAACACATGCTTCAGGTAGTATTAAACAAGAAGCGGCCAACGGAGATATAGAAATACTAGCATCAAACGAAATTTCAAATAAATCAGGTGCAAAATATAGTATAAAAGCCGGAGGTGATGTAACTATGAAAGGCGCACAGATTGTTGAAAAAGGTTCGAAAGTATTAATGAATAGCGGAGGCTCCGACCCCACAGAACCAGGAGAAAATGACGCGGCAGAGTTAGAAAACATACTTGCACATGATTACGAAGACCATCTGAACAAACAGCCAGAGTATGACAGAGAAGGCGATACATTACTGCCTACTGGTGGCAGAAGAGACAAATATAAGATGAAGTCAATTGTTAGTAATTTAATTACATCAGAACCATTTGCCGGACATGCCTCGGCTGATCCGGAAAATGAAAATCAAGACAGTATTGTTCCAGACGAAAGTATTGCAGATGCAATGGCACCAAATTCAAATGGTGTTATCGGACCTCTAGGCGAAACACCTGCAGATAGTAATTCACCTGCAGGATATCAATCATCACCAGGGTATGACGACAACAATAATCCTTTATATAATGAACCAAACAAGAATGTATCATCAAACTTTACTCCTGCATTTAATAAAAAGTTAGAAGAAACAAATGCAATGGCCACAGCAGTATCGGCTATAACAGCAGGTGTAAAACCATTACAAGCACCCACTAAGACTCCAGGTAATTATAAAATACTTGGCTCAGGTAGAAAGATTAGTGACATAGAAGCAACAACAAAAACAGTGGCAGTGAACGCCAACAGCGAAAGAGTTGATACTAATGATATATCCATGGGCGATCTAACTAGAGGTATAGCATTAATACAGGCCGCAGAAAAGTCAGGCGAAGATACAGGTCCTCTTTTAAGTAAATTAGGGATTAATGTTTCTAGAGATGGACTAAGCAAAATTTATACTTCTAAGGACGGCAGTTTCATAATAGACACTAGAGGTGGAGTAGGTGCTGTAGCAAACAATCTTATGACTGCATCTGATTTAAGAAGAACAGGTAATGTTGTAAGCGAATATGTTGGTAACAGTCAATTATCAGACAATCAACTAGCATCATTAACTTTATTAGCAGATCATGTAGGGATAGAAAACTTTAAAAACAGCAGAGCATTGCAGTTTGTAAAAGCGGCTGAATATTCTAAAGTTCCTAACAGTATGCTAGACTTTAATAAAGGAACCGTAGGTTATAGTAGAAAACCTAAAACTAGACGAGATTATATTGAAAGAGGTATGCTGTATGGCGAGTTGTTTCAAACTCCTGATAGTGTAACTATCCCTAAATTTGAAGATGGTTCTAATTTTGGAGCAATGGCTAAGGCTATTAAGTTTGCTCGTTATGGCTAGGATTAACTAATTCACTTATTCTTTTATAAGCATTATACTTTTGCTCTTGTTCTGTTTTGACAGAGTTTTCAAGCATTGCTATACGATTTTGTAATGCATCGTTATGCTTCTTAAGATCTATTAATTCTCTACGAAGTTGCTCTTCTAGAGTGTCATTCAGTGTCGACCAATCGTTCATTGTTATCACCGATTAATATTTTGTGTAACAGTTCTGTTACATTATTATTTAACAAAACTCCACTATGTCCTGCTTCTATGTGGTGCGTTTGAGTGTTTTTGAAGCCTGCAGGAGTTTTACTTTGACTGTCGCAAGATATCATTCCATCGTTTGCTTTTCCACCTATACCTGCAACTGGGTTTGCTCCTCTTGTGCAAATTATATTTGTGTGTGGTCCGTTAAACTTTTTTTCTTGTAACATTGCTAAAACAGTTGCACCAGGCATTGTGTTTTTAAAAACATCTGAATTACGCCAAAAGTAACCAAATATTCTTGCTACTGGTGTTCCTTCCCATGGTGTTGCTATAGTTACTAAATGGCTTACATGTTCCGGTAGCACTCCAGCATACCAACTAGCAAGTATTCCACCAAAACTGTGTCCTACTAATATAACTTTTTCGTCACCGAATTCTTTATCTTTTCTGTTTTTAAATGCCATGACAAGATCAAACGGATCTTCCGACATATCGTAATTAGGAGCAATAGATTTGTGCTCAGGTAATTTTAGTTTGTAGTAATTAAAGTTGTCTGAATCAGCATTAGCACCATGTATGTAAATTACATTAGGCATTGCTTATAAGCATATCCATTTGTGAAAGTTCATTAGGTCGTGTATTTTTGTCATACCTAAAGTTACCAGCAAAGTTGACACTATCGAAAAGCACATACTTATGAGTTTTTACATCATAAATTCCATATGTTTTAAATTTTGAACTTTTTGCTTCTTCAATTTTGCGAAAACGTTCCATGCCTGCGGTTTTATTTGCCTCTCTGGCCTTGGACCAAATTTTATCAAACTCTTTTTGAATGTTATACATTGTTTCCTCAATGTGATTAATTAAAAATAATATTTACTATATTTGTTGTTTAAAGCACGGAATTCTGGCATATATCTTTATTAAAACTTCTTTTAATGATTTTGATAAATACAAGTATGGCTACAATATTTAGAGGATTTAACACAATCGGCAAAAGCAAGGCCCCGTATACTTTAAGTGATGAGGAATTAATTAAAAGAGATTTGCTCAATCATTTTTATACAAAAAGAGGTGAACGTCTAATGCGACCTAACTTTGGAAGTGTTATACATGATATCATAATGAATCCTTTAGATGGTATGACCGAAAGCGATATTAGAGAAGATGTAGAAAGAATAATAGAGTCAGATAGTAGAGTTAGTCTCAACGATGTTAGAGTAGTAGTATTAGACCATACAGTAAGATGTGAAGTTGATATCTCATTTAACATTCTAAGATCCTCTGATACACTTTATCTAGAATTTATAAATGAGGAGTTAGTATAACATGGCACTTATATCAAGACAAAATAATTTATTTGCCGCAGAAGATTGGAAAGTGGCATATAAGGCATTCAGTGAAGTTGATTTTCAAGCCTATGATTTTGATACTATTAGGTCAACCCTCATAGAATATATAAGAACAAATTTTCCAGAAACATTTAATGACTACATAGAAAGTTCAGAATTTATAGCAATCATAGAAATGTTATCATTCTTATCACAGTCACTTGCATTCAGAATGGATGTTAATACTAGAGAAAACTTTTTAGAAACTGCTGAGC